TTGATAATAGTTCAGCCAACCCATTAGAGTTAAAACGTTCCAGTCAAGTTGGTATTGAATTTAATGATACTAGCGTAGGTAGTCGCTATTTAGGTGTAAATGGCGGTAATTTATTTTTTGGTGCTGCACTAAACCATGCAACCAACTCTAAAGTATTCCATGATACATATCACCCAAATGCTGATAAATGGACTACTGCAAGATCACACACAGTTACTTTAACTGGTGAAGTCACTGGTACTGCTACGCAAACAGTAGATGGTACGGGAAATAAAACTTGGTCGATTGCTACAACACTAAATAATTCATCACTTGATGACCAATACTTAAAGAAAGATGGCGCTAATATTCAAGGATATGCTGCTGGAACTGCAGAGATGTTTACATGGCAAAATACTACATCTGGCGGTAAAATTCAACTTGGACTGCAGCAAAATGATACAGATGGACTACATCATAGAGCTTATATTAAAGCATATAAAGGCAGTGCAACTGCTTCGGGTAATGTTGATTTAATTGTTCGTGGCTCAGGTGGTTCAATTACATCAGATGTATTAGAGTTACACCACGGTCAAAGAGCTGCATGGCAAGGTAATGATATTTTTACTGACGACTATCACCCTAATGCTGATAAATGGACCACATCAAGAACATTAACTTTAGGTGGAGATTTAAGTGGAAGTGTTTCTTTTGATGGTTCGGCTAACTTCACACTTACAGCAGCAGTTGCAAATGCTGATACAGTGGATAGTTTACACGCATCATCATTCCTAAGATCCGATGCCGCTGATACTGCAACTGGTGCTTTAACATTTACAGGTAATATAAATCAAACTAGTGGAACTTTTATATCGAATGGAGATCAAGTAAGTAATTTAACTACAGCTTGGCAAGCAGCAGGAACTAGTAAAAGTAGAGGATTACTTCCTTTCCGCTTTCAAAATGGTGCTACTGGTCAACCCGAGTCTGGCGATAATGCTCATTGGGGATTAAATATATATGCTCACGCAGGTTCCAGTGGAAATTATCCGTATGGTACTCAATTGTCTGCGGGATCTACACAGAACTTGTGGCATCGTTGGTGGGCAAATGGATCTGCACAAGCTTGGAGAAAAATTTGGGATAGTGAAAACGACGGCCCAAGCTCAGGATTAAATGCTGATTTATTAGATGATCAACAAGGTTCATATTATTTAGATTACAACAATTTTACTAATAAACCAACTATACCAACAAATAATAACCAGTTAACAAATGGTGCTGGTTATACATCAAATACAGGTACAGTAACCTCAATCGCAACTGGAACTGGACTAGACGGTACATTTACGACTTCAGGTACTATTACTTTAGATTTATCTGAACTAACAGATATGACTGGTGCAATTGATGCATCAGTTGATGAAATTATAATGTTAGATAATGGAGAGGAAAGAAGAAAGAGATTTAGTGAAATCTTCGGGAGTAATGCCTACAATTCTACTACTATACCAACTAACAACAATCAGTTAACAAATGGCGCTGGTTATATTACTGACGGTAATACAAACTGGAATAACAGTTATGGATTTATAACTGCTTCAGACTCAAGTATTACTAATAAACTACCTTTAGCTGGTGGAACAATAACTGGTGGGTTAACTATATCGGGTTCAGTAGACTCTGGCGCCAGTAATATGGGTTTCTATGAAAGTGCAGGAACAAATTTAATACTAAAAGGCGATACAAATGGCCGTAGTGGTATTTTCTTTGAATCCGAAAAGGACGGCACTAATATTAATGACCCATCTGATTATGGATTTATCCAATATCATCCTTATGGATATGGTAGTAATTCAGGCGAACATGCAGACTTTGTAATTGGTGTTTCAAATGACTCTGCTGACCATGTTATTATTCAATCTCCATATAATGGAGGCGTAAAGGTTGGTTATAAAGATGCGACTAGTGGGACTGGCCTAACTACTCAAACTATATTCCACGACGCTTATCATCCAAATGCTGATAAGTGGACAACGGCCAGAAGTCATACAGTTACTTTAACTGGTGATGTAACTGGTACTGCTGCTCAATCGGTTGATGGTACGGGTAATAAGACATGGTCAATCACTACTGCAGTAGGAAATAACTCTCACCAACATTCTCAATTATACGAAAATGGAATTATAGATTTTGGTGCTTCTTATGTACAATGGACAGACCAAGCCGGAAATGGAGGCACTGGTATGGATGGTGCTGCTCCAAGAAATCCTGCTGATGGTTGGTATCATAATTTAATTATGAATCATGGTAACAATAGTGGATATTATTCTCAAATTGCAACTGGATTAAATACAAGCGATATATACTTTTCAAGAGTTATGGGTGGGTCTGCTCAAGCTTGGCAAAGAATTTTTGCAGACGACTATCATCCAAATGCAGATAAATGGACTACTGATAAAGCCTTTCTTATCAATTTAACTGGCGCAGTCACTGGTAATGCAACTGTGCAGGTTGATGGTAGTTCAAATGAAACTTGGTCAATTTCTACTTCTTTAGCTAGTGGAGATTTTGGATCTAATAATATTGCTACAAGTGGGTATATAGAAACAAACGGATATTACCATGATGGGGATGGCAATACTGGAATGGTCTTTCCGGGAGTTGATCAAATCGATATCCTAGCTGGTGGCACTACTATGATGAGGTTCCGTCAAGAAGATACTAACACAGATTATATTTCAATGTTTGGAGCTTCTGTTTCTGGTGAATTCTTATTTTATGACAATGGTAATTTTCATGCTGATGGTAATATTACAGCATATTCATCTAATACAGCTTCTGATATTAGGTTAAAGAAAAATGTTAGACCTTTAGAAAATTGCTTAGATAAAGTACTGAGCTTAGATGGTGTAATATTTGATTGGAAAAAAGATTCTAGAGGTAAAGATCAAGTTGGTTTTATAGCACAACAAGTTGAAGAGCATGCTCCAGAATTAGTAAGTATTAGTGAAGATAAAGATATTGGAGAGGTTAAAACTGTTAATTATGATGGAGCTATTCCAATGTTAGTAGAAGCTCTGAAAGAGCAACAAAGTATTATAAATAGATTAGAGAGTCGTATAAAAGACTTAGAAGACAAAGGATAAACACAATGGCAAAACCAAATAGTAGAAGCACATTAATTGACTATTGCATGAGATCGTTAGGAGCGCCTGTAGTAGAAATTAACGTTGACGAAGATCAAGTCGAAGATAGAATTGATGAAGCGTTACAGTTTTATCAACACTATCATGCTGATGCTATTGAAAAGGTTTTTTTAAAGCATCAAATAACATCAGATGATATTACTAATGGCTATATAAGTATACCAGATTTGGTTACTGATGTAGTAAGAATATTTCCATTAAGAGATAGTATTTCTGGTGACTCAATGTTTGATGCTCAATATCAAATGCATTTAAACGATGTATATTCAATGGGATATATGGGATCATTAGTAGAATACTCTATGGCTAAACAGTGGATAGCTTTATTAGATATACTTGTTGATTCTAACGACAAGCATATTAGTTTTGATAGACATAAAAATAGTCTAAGAATTGACATGGATTGGTCTAAAGAAGTTTCAGTTGATGATTATATTATTGTTGAGTGTTATAGAATATTAGATCCAGAAACTTATACTGATGTTTATAATGATTATTTTTTAAAGAGATATGCAACTGCTTTAATTAAACAACAGTGGGGTGTTAACCTTTCTAAATTTGAAGGTATGGTAATGCCAGGCGGAGTAACTTTTAATGGTAGACAAATTTTAGAAGATGCTAAGGAAGAAATCGATAAATTAAATGAAGAAGTCAGATTAAACTGGGAACAACCAGTAGACTTCTACACGGGGTAATAAATGCCTAGAAGCGTATACTTTTCACAATCAGTTGCCTCAGAGCAGTCTGTTTACGAAGATCTTATAATTGAATCTCTTAAAATATATGGACAAGACGTTTATTATATTCCTAGAAATTTAGTTAGTAGAGATACAGTCTTAGGAGAAGATAAAGCTTCTAGTTTTGACGATGCTTATATGATTGAAGCATACATTGAAAACCCAGAAGGATTTGATGGGTCAGGAGATTTATATCAGAAGTTTGGTCTTGAAATACGAGATGAAGCTACATTTGTTATTTCTCGAAGACGCTGGACTAATTTAGTAGGTGTGTGGAATAATACTGTAGAAACTATAAGACCAATGGAAGGTGATCTTATATTTTTACCAATGACAAATAAGTTTTTTGAGATCTCGTTCGTTGAACATGAACAACCATTTTATCAATTATCTAATTTACCAGTTTATAAACTTAATTGTAGCTTGTTTGAATATAACGATGAAGATTTTGATACTGGTGTTGATGCTATTGATATAACAGAAATTAAGAATGCATATCAAGTTCCAATTACGGTAAGTTTAACTGGTGGTAATCATTTTGAGCTTGGAGAAACTGTAACTCAAGTAATTACTACAGATCCAGCTGTTAGCGTTTATGGAACTATACAAACTATAAGTAAAAACTCAGATATTGCGGCAAAAATTGGAGTTTCTAACATTGGAGTTACTGGTTCAACTGAAGCTAAAGACTTTATTATTTCAGATACTTTAGGATTAACTGGTAGTAAATCTGGAAATACTTGTTTTGCAATATCTATAGATGATGTTGCTGATAATACAACATTTGCAAATGATGGAGCTGCAAGCAATAATGCGTTTGAAATAGAAGCTGATGGATTCTTAGACTTTACAGAATCTAATCCATTCGGTGATCCTTCGGAGACTTACTAATGTTTGGTAATCATTTTTATCATGCTACAATGAGAAAGGCTGTGGCCGTTTTTGGAACTTTATTTAATGACATAAGTGTTATCAGACAAGATGGTAATGGAAATGTTCTTAATCAAATTAAAGTTCCTTTAGCATATGGGCCGAAGCAAAAGTTTTTAGCTAGACTTGATCAAAATACTAATAGTGATGCTTCAATGGCTATTAAGCTGCCGAGAATGGCTTTTGAAATCGTGTCATTGGATATTGATTCTACTCAAAAACTAGGTAAAAGAAATGTTATTAGCGAAAATCATGCTACTGATTCTACAAAGAAAAAGACTTTAAAACAACAAGTTGCATATAATATTAATATGTCGTTACACATTTTAGCAAAGAATCAAGATGATGGACTACAAATAGTAGAACAAATTCTACCTTATTTTCAGCCAGAATATACAATTTCTATAACACCCGTTGATAGTTTTCAATATAAACAAGATGTTCCAATTGTATTGACCGGAGTTACTATTAATGACGATTATGAAGGTGATTTTCAAACAAGAAGAGTTTTAGCCTATCAATTAGATTTTACAATGAAAATGAAGTTTTTTGGACCAACATCAAATCAAGGTATTATTAGAGAAATAAACTTTGATTTTAATGCTGATCCAGGTGGAGCTAATATTCTAGAAAATATGGATTTCACTATAACACCAGCTGACGCGGATGAGGATGATAACTATACAGTTAACGTAAGTATAACATAGGTACATTATGGATAAATTAGAAAAAATGCAGGCAAGCCTGAATAAGAACTTGCCAGAGAAAAAAGATAAAAACTCTCCCACTGTCTTGACTAAGGATCAAACTGAAGTTAAAGATGACTATGAGTATTCAAGAAAAACATATAAAGATCTTATTGATACTGGAGTAAAATCCTTAGATGTCTTAGCAGAACTTGCTAGAGAATCTGAGCATCCAAGAGCGTTTGAGGTATTATCTAAAGCTATAAAAGATATTGGTGATGTTACTGATAAGCTTATGACGCTTCAAAAAAATAAACAAGATCTTGCTGGAGAATCAGCAAGCAAAAAGACTACAACTAATAATAACTTGTTTGTTGGTAGTACAACTGATTTACAAAGATTATTCGCTAAAGCAGATAAAGAAGCGAAGGAAAAAATTATAGATGTCTCTGAGAAAGAATGATGACGGCTATA